ATGCTATGTTCCGGCGGCATGTGGATCGCCTCGGCTACAAACATGATCTATGCGACCAGCGATCTTGTGCAGGTTGGCAGCATCGGTGCCCAGATGTCTTTCGCTGACTACTCCAAGCAGGATGAAATGAACGGTATAAAACGCTTTATTATCCGTGCAAGACCATCGTTTGACAAGAATGTACTACTGGAGAAAGCAGCTAAGGGCGACGAAGCCGCACTGAAGGAACTCGAGGACGAGATCACCGTTATGGGTGAATCCATTGTAAATGCCGTAAAGCATAACCGCGGCGAGCGTCTGGTGGGAAAAGGCTGGGATTCCGGAAAAGTGTTCTATGCTCCGAAGGCTATAGAGTTCGGCCTTATCGACGGCATTGCCTCACAGGACGAGGTGATCGCCAAGCTCAAATCAACCAATTTCAAAAAATCAAAATCCCATATGAATTTAAAATTTGACAACGTAGCTGCGCTAGCCGGCAATAGTTCGGCAACGCAGGAACAGCTTGATCTTGCCAACGCAGATCTTACAGCTGCAGGTATCACCAGCCACACCATCGTAGAACAGTCCGTGATCGATGAGGCCGCGCGCGTAACCACAGAACTTGAGGCTGCAAATGTTTCCCTGACTGCAGCCAACAGCACGATCGCAACGCAGGTGACGGAAATCACGGCATTGCAGGGTAAGGTTACAACGCTTGAAGGTGTGATCGCCAAACGTGCGGTAGGTGACACTGGAACGGCAACAAAGCCGGATGCTAACAAAACAGCCGAAATCCAAACGCCTGGCGAGGAAAAGAAAATAGCAGCGCACAACAAGGCAGCTGATGCCGGCTTTTTCGGAGTATAAAAATAACCGTTAACATAAAATCCATAAACAATGGCAAAAATAAATATTGATGAAGTAGTCGCCGAGTTTGGCGAACATTATGTCGATGGCGGCCAAGGTATGCAGAACCTTCAGGCGAAGTACATGGAACGCTCACAACTTGTGAGTTCCTTTCCGTTACTTCCGACTGATGATACTGTAGTCTACAAGGCGACTGCATCGATCACCGAAGTATTACAGGCCTTCCAGACGGACTTCACGCCTAAAACCGGGTCCGAAGTCAAGTTCGAACTGGAGAGTATTCCGTTGACGCATGTAAAGATTGACGTTAAGATCAGTCCAGACGAAATCTTTCCCTCTTGGCTTGGTTTCCTTGCGTCTAACAAGCTTTCGCGCGAAGAGTGGCCGATCGTACGGTACATGACCGAAGTTTTAATACTCGGTAAATATGAAGAGGATCTTGAGATGCGCTCATCTTTCTTGGGTGAAAAAGCCGTGATCACTCCAGGTACTGCAACATCGGCCATCGGCTCGATGAACGGTATCCGTAAATTGATACGTGATGCTTTTGCGCTTGGTAAAACCAATTCCATCGCACTGGGGACCGTACCTACGGATGCAGTGGCATTCTGTAATTACGTTGAGGCATTTGTGGAAGCTATCCCGGATCTTTTACGCGAGCACATCAAGGAAATCTCGATGTCTACCAAATTGGAACGTCTATACCGCAAAGGGGTGCGCGCGAAGTACAATCAAAACTACGATCAGAAAAAGAATTTAGCCACGCTTATCGATGACGAGCACATCGTGGTAAAAGGATATCCTGGTATCGGTGCAAGCAAATTGATCTATGCAACTCCGGATGATAACAAAGCCAATCCGATGAAAGCGCCGGAGAATCAGGGACGTTTCGATGTGCAGAAGCTCGACAGAACCGTTAAGCTTCTTTCCGATTGGTGGATCGGTCTTGGTTTCTGGTATTACGGATATGTATTCCATAACGATCAGGATCTAGCGGCCTAAAAAATTAACGGTGGGCAGTAACGCCCACCCATTTTTCCATTTTACACAAATTTGAAATGTCCAATACAAAGAAAACAGAAACAAAAAAGGTGGCATATCTAGTAGTAGGTACGATCAGCGATGCCGCTAAAGTGCTTATCGAGGGACTTGTTGCCGATAAAACCTTCGAGATCGTTGACCTTGAATCGATCGACCAGGATTTACAGAAGCAGCTTTCGGTTAAAGATACTGCGATCGAACAGTTGTTAAAAGCAGGCGAAGATCTTGGCAAATTGCACGGCAAGAACATTGCCGAAAAGGACAAGGAGATCGCCACGTTGACAGGTTCGGTGACCCGGCTTACCGAAGAGCTTGGCACCTTGTCCGCTGAACTTGGAAGCGCACAAAGCGCAGCCGATCAAGGTTTCCAGACCGTCAAGTCCGGAAAGAAAACCTATCGTATCTACGGCAAGAAATGGCGTTACGAAGGGCGTGATATCACTGCCGACGATTTGAAAAAAGATCCTGCACTAGTGGCAAGCCTTGTAAAGATCGGCGTGGGCTTTTTGGTTGAACTTAACGAAAAGGAGGGCTAAACAATGAAGAAGATCTATAACATAGGTACATTCCTTTTGCTGTTGATCATGACCTCGCTATTCATGGGGAATGCAATTGCAATGGGTATCGATCATCCGGAGGCAACGTTCGCGATTTCCGGAGTAATCGGTTTTTTAGGGCTGATCCCGATGGAACAGGCCGGCGTGCTTTCCCTTGCGCTGAACGCAAAGAACATCACCTATAAACAGGGAACCTACAATCCCGGTGGTATCGAGGGCAGGGTGTACTACGCCTTTGATGAAGATATAGCCAAGTGGCCGGACCGTTTGATCAATATCGATACGTTGAACGCGACCGAATTTGCCGAGCTTGTTACCATTCCCTTAGCGGACAAGTTTGTATTTAAAACCGGCAAGTGCTTCCACGAGCTTTACTGCACACTGGAGACAGGTGAACTAAAATACTCGCTGATCGGTGCGCGTGACGGGAAATCGTTCTCCAATTCAATGGAGGTTTCCTATCCAAGCAACGATGAGGAGTTCTTGGGCTTCTTGGCATCGAGCGCAAACCGCAGACTGGTATTCCTAGTGGTCGAGCAGAACGGCAAGGTGAAGGTATTGGGCACGCCGAAGTTTCCGGCTCAGCTGGAGACGGTGGAAGGTACCACTGGTAAACTGGTCGAGGACCCTAACACCTCGGTGCAGACCTATCTTTCCAAGTCACCGATCCCAGCAGCTATCTACAAGGCTCCTATCGAAATCGCACCTGCCGCGTAATTGAAGCAATTATTGATTAGAATAATAGAAAAGCTCCCTTTCGCGGGAGCTTTTTTGTAAAACAGCAAACATGAACGAGAAAGTTGTACGATTGATCAACATCCTACAGGACCGCTTCCAGATCCCCGATCGCACGGACGGCAACAACATCCTGATGACCTTTGCCGATATTGAACGTTCTGTGGACGAAATTTGGCAAAAAAGCGAAAACTGGAGCGTGGAAAATCTATGGGATGCACTTGCCGAAATTGGCGTTCCGAACTTCACCAATACAAACCGGCAGCAGATCTTTATCCTGGTAAGGATATAGTGTCGTTTTAGGCCGTCAGCGCCTTGATACTTTTGGATCATGGCAATATCGGCAATCAAAAAGTATCTATCCCAGACCGTCCACAGCTACGAGGAAGGCCGCGTACTGTTCGAGCGCTACTCGGACGATTTGGCTTTGCAGATCGTTTTTCGTGCCGGCTCGAGCAACTACCATCACCGCCGGCTCTTGTAAGAGCTCACTATCCTTTCCGATCTCACTATCGAGGAACAAGTTGTCTCCAGTAGTACTTTAGTACCAAAGCCGGCCGTTCCGGAACTTGCCGTTTTTGACGTTCCGCAACGTCAGGTCAAGGGTGAAGATTTCAGTTCATTGCCCGAAGCCGTGCAGGATCTGCACCGCAAAAAGAATATGCACCATCGCCGCGCTATGCAGCTGTTCATCGAGATCGGCTTCACCGAGGACCAGGATCGCCGTTTGGAGATGGTGCTTGCCATGCTCGATGATCATCAAGCCGTGAACCATTACTGGAGCCTGATCGATGAGTACCGGGAAACTGGTAAGTACATTGCCGAGCACATTGCCACGATCGAGGAAAAGGTTGCCGGTACCGATCCCAAATTGATCGGCAAATCGATGGCCAACCTACAATCCAATATATCCAAGGACAAAAAGAAGCTGCTTTCCCTCCCCGATGGCCACAAGCGCGCCAAGGTGCAAAAACGCCTTGAGCTAAGGCTGAAAGAGCTGGAGCAGTTCAAAAAATTATTGGAGGACGGCGATGAGTAAGCTTATCGGGCAGGATACCAATAAGGATTACATCATGTCCTATCTAAAGGGTGATGACGACGATCCGGAGAACGTCCTAACTGCAAAGCAGCGGGACCTACTGGATTGGTATATGGATGCCTACACGCTATTTCGCAACTACAATACGATGACCGATACGATACAGGTGATGCGCAAGCTGGGCGACCGTCGTGGTAAGCCCATTTCCGCTTCAACCGCACGTAGGTATATCAACGACGCAATGGAGCTCTTCGGCAATATCTACAAGATAAAGACCGAAGTGATCAACCACATTGTGATCGAAACGCTGCTCGATGCCCGGAGCATGGCGCAGGCCATGAACAATCCGATGGCAATGGTGCAGGCAGCCAAGGAACTCAAGGCTGCAGGAGGAACGGAAGATTCTGCGGCGCTCAACGCCGAACTGATAGAGCGTCACGAGGTAAACATCAATATAGACCAGAAAGCAGAGCGCGCACTGGGCATGATCTACAAGACCGGTACCGTGGATTTCGGCGCCATGATGGATGGTCTGATCGAAGATGTGCAGCATGAGGAGGTGAAGCATGGCGGGGAATAGACCTAAGCTTGAACTTGTCCGTAATGCGATGCAGATCGTTGTCCGCAATGCCCCGCAGCGCACCGTCGTCATCGAGGGCGCTCGCGGTGTGGGAAAATCCACTGTACTTGCCGACAAGATGGAGGATATCGCGCACGAGCTGCCGCGCAGTACCAACTTCATGCAGGCCAGAACCTATCAGCAGGCGCTCACCAGAACGCTGCCGTCCACGATTTCCTCACTCAAATCCCTGGGCTACATTCCGGAGGTGCATTTTACCGTATGTAAGAAACCGACCTGGAGAAATTGGAGAGAACCTTACGAGCCGCCACAGGATTACGGCAAGGCAATTTCTTGGTATACCGGGGCGGTATGGCTCCTGCTTTCACAGGATGTCAGCTCTCGCGGACTTAACACGTGCACCGGGCTTGCCGATGAGTTCTGTGAGCTCGATCCTGTCAAGTTCCAAAAAGAGACACTGGCAACGCTACGCGGTGGTAAGCGATACTTTGAACACCATCCCAAATGGCTTTCCCAGGTATACGCATCATCCATTCCCCGGACGCAGGAGGGAAAATTCATCTATACCTATGAGACGGCAGCGCAGGCGACTCCGGACAAGATCCTATATGTGCGCGCACCGTCAAGTGTTAATTCGGATAATCTGCCTGCAGATTGGTTCACCGAGCAGCGCAGGATCATGACCAAGTACGAGTATGATATCGAAATTGGCAACATACGTCCGCGCGCGGTTGGGGGCGGTTTCTATCCGCTGTTTAACGAAAAGCGCCATACCTACGACGATTTCAATAACGATTATCTGCGCGGACTGATCGAAAATGCAGAGGGCTACGACAAGAGCAGCTTTGATGATCTGGACTGCCGCGAGGTGAACGATGTGCTGCTGGAGACGGAACTGGATATTGCCCTGGATTATGGCAAGTTCTGCTGTGTGGTTACGGGGCAGGAAAATTTTCTGAACGAGTTCCGGTTCCTGTCATCCATTACGCCTGTCAACGATGGAGAGATGATCGAGGTGCTTGTGCAGCGCTGGTGCGACTATTATCGTTTCCATCGCCTTCGCAGGGTTGTGTACTGGTATGATCAGACGGCAATGGGTAAAGATGCACGTTCACCGCTTACCTATGCCGATATCGTGATCCAAACGCTGGAAAAGAACGGCTGGGATGTGGAACGTCAGTACTATGGCGCGGCTCCGGAGCACCACGATAAATACAAGTTCTGGTCTATTGCCATGCGTAATGACCATCCGGCACTGCCGATCTTTTCCTGGAACCGGACCAAGTGCAAGTACCTTATACATTCGATCAATAACTCGGCGGCAAAGGAAGGAACCTATGGCCCTGAAAAGATCAAGACGGATGAACGTAAACAGAGCGTTGATCAGCGTTATACAACGCACCAGGGGGACGCAATGGATATGATAGGATATTTTAAGTATTCTGCTAGACTGGAATCGTCCGCTGGATTATGGATGCCTGCTAGGGCTATGTGATCGGGGTAAAAAGTCCCCGGCTTGCTTTCGTAATTCTCACAAACAAAAACTGCAAACGTATACACATTCACGGCCGGGGATAACCTTGCATGATGTACAATAGTCTGCAGTAATTTTTGTTTGTGAGAACGCAAATTTAATAAATATAAAATGAAAACAAGTAAAATTCACACCTCGGCACCCTTGCCGTTCATGGGACAGAAAAGAAGATTCCTGAAAAAATTCACGGAGATTTTGGCAACTAATTCGCCTACGGCCACTTATGTCGACCTTTTTGGCGGCAGTGGTCTGCTTGCCAACACGGTAAAAAAGCATTACCCGGATGCAAAGGTAGTCTACAACGACTACGATAACTTTTACCAACGACTGCAGCGCATCGACGCAACCAACCGCTTAGTAGCCGATCTAAGGGAACTTGTTGCCGATCTTCCGAGGGACAAGGCTATTCCCAAGGACAGACGCCGGCCAATACTGGACAGGATCAGGCACGAAGAGATCGCCACAGGATATGTTGACTATATCACCATATCAAGCAACCTGCTCTTTGCTATGAACTATGTGCATGATCTGGATACGCTTGGCCGCCAAACGTTTTATAACGTAGTGCGGGGTTCCGCGTACAATGCCGATGGTTATCTACATGGCGTGGAACGTGTCCGCATGGATTACAAGGAACTTTTCGCGCTCTACAGGAACAGACCAAACGTTGTGTTCCTTGTCGATCCACCATACCTGTCAACTGATGTTGTACCCTACAAATCTTCGTATTGGAAGCTGGGAGACTATCTTGATGTGTTGGAGGTTCTGCAGGTGCCACACTACTATTACTTCACATCGAACAAGTCGCAGATCATCGAGCTGTGTGAGTGGATGGAACGTAAGGTTCCCGGGGCGAATCCCTTCAGCCATTCTGTGGTGTACTCCCACGTTGCCCAGCCGAACCCTGCAGCTAAGTACACCGATATCATGATCGTCAAATAGCTTAGGACAATGAACAAGTACCATCTAATGCTAGAGAAGATCCTGAACAAGGGAAAGAGCCAACGCAACAACAAGGGCGATATCACCTATCTCCATAACCAAAAGCTTTCGCTCAAGCCGGCAGATCTGCTGGACATCTTTGAAGGCCACCAGATCGCCAGGCGTAAACTGTCCGGCGAGCTGGAGCTCTTCGAGAAGGGCGAACGGCTTACCGAGCGGTACCGTGAGATCGGCGTAACGTGGTGGGACTACTGCGGTCCGATCCTTATCAACTCCTATCCCACCTACTTCGAGAAGCTACCGGACTTAATTAAACAGATCAACCGGGAGAAGAGGGCGAGCAAGAACTATGTGCTGTTCCTTGGCGCGACCGGAGCCGAGAGCAACCAGAGCCCGTGCCTGTCGCTCATCCAGTTCCAGATCGAAAACGGCAAGTTGATCCTATCGGCATACCAGCGCAGCTCGGATGCCAACCTCGGTCTGCCTGCAGATATCTATCACTTGTACCTGATCTCGCGCAAGATCGATCTGCCATTGAAGGAGATCACGATGTTCCTGGGGAATGTGCACATCTATAGCAACAACATGGAAGGAACCCGGCAGTTGATCGGGGGAGACAGGCAGGTAAGGTTCGCCCTCAACGTCTAAAAAAAAAAATTGGACCGACCTCGAGGCCCCTTTCAAGGGGGCCTCGATCGAGGGTACCGAATCATATTCCGAGGGCAAAAAAAACGGAAAATGCCGTTTTTTGACAGGGCACGGCGGGGTGCTGAAAGACACTTTGCATCCTTTTTGAAACTTTTGAAACCTTCATGTTCTTGGTTTTTAGTCTTTTGCGCACAAAAAAAGTCCAATTTTTGAAAATTTTAACGTAACAGGTTGATATATAAGTATCCGCTCTTTGTGTCGTTTCGCAAAGGCCTTCAATGAGTGATTTTTGAAGTATGCAAACGATACCTCTTTCCGAAGTCTTAAAGCAGCTTGACCGATGCCGATATCAGGTATCTAAAGAGCATTTTTCCATGACCTATCTCACGTGTGATCGCACTCGGAGAAAGGGAGGACAATGGCGTACCATCGAAAAGGGACAGATTCAGGGCCTGCCATATTCAGTGCGCGATAACGAAATGCGCGGACTGGTAGATCTAGACTCGGGAATTAAGTCTGCAATCCACATCCAATTGATTTTTGAGTTTAACGGCAAACGTGTAGTAAAATGACAGGAACCCGGCACATAGAATATAGCTCGGAAGGTTTTCCGATATACGCATTTAGAGAGGGCGGATCATACGTTGCGACCTCCTCCGGCACCACCTCCAGTTCCGTTGCCGCTAAGTTGAAGGATGAGAACTTCGGCTCCGTAGTTCCCAACAAAAAAGAGTTCAGCGGTTCGCGTGAATGGGTGCCCTGGGGACGAACAGATCGCTTTCCAGATGAAGTTTTCGCGGAGGTTCGCAAATCGGGCGTGGCCATGTCCGCTTTGCGTTTGTTGAACTACAAACTTTTTGGACAGCAGCTGATCCCGGTAATCGAGGAAGGACTTGACGATAACAAGGAAATGAAGTATTCCCTTGTGAAGGACGCCGAGGTCACCGAGTTTCTGAAACGCTCGAACATCGACAGATGGCGGATATCAAATATTCAGGATTATAACTTTCTAGGCATCACGTTCCCATCATTGATGATGAACGCGGACCGCTCCAAGGTCGTCAAGGTCGGACACGATAAGGCGCGCAAGTACCGTTACTTGCCATACGACCAATCCACCGGCAGGATCGATAAGATCATGCGATCGGCAAATTTTCCTGCTCCATCTTCTGATGCACGCGACAAGGAAATCACCAAGGTGATCAATTCGGCAGACTG